GCTGGAACGAGAGCGAAGTACATCAGGATCTCCAGTTCTGGGCCGAGTACTTCGCCCTGGTGCGCTCGAGCAAGTTCCTGATGGGGGAGGTGTCCGCTGCGGGTGGCAGTCCGTTCCGCTGCAACTACGATTGGCTGATCGCACCGAGCAATTTAGTCAAGGTCGTTGAGGGTAATTACCATGCGTGACCCCTACAACATCGAGGCCGAACACGGCCTGCTGGGTGCAATGATGCAGCGCCCGGAACTGATCGACTCCCTGAGCGATGACCTATCCGCCGAGTCGTTCTATTTCGCAGAAAACGCCGAAGTGTACCGTGGGATTCTGGCGGTCCGCTCGGCCGGCAAAGCGGTCGACTTCCTCACGGTGGGCGACCACGTGGGCGTCTTGCTGGATGGCACCCCGGCGTTTGCTTACTGCGCCGAAATCGTCAACGGCACACCCAGCGTCGCCAACGCCAAGACTTACGCCGGCATCGTGCGAGAGCGAGCCATTGAACGCGCTCTGTTCGATCTGGGTGGCCAGGCCATGGACATCGCGCACAGCGATCAGGATGTGCAGACGAAAATCGCCGCTGTCCAGGCCGCCGCCATGGCCATTGACTGCGGATCGGGCGATGACGATATCGTCAAAGTCGGCGATGTGTTGGTCGATCAGTTGGAGGTGTGGCAGGAGCGCCATGACCGTCATGCTCGCGGCGAAACACTGATCGGCCTGTCGACCGGCCTGAAAGACCTAGACGAGAAAATCGGTGGCCTGCAACCCGACCACTTGTACATCGTCGCCGGGCGCCCCGCGATGGGCAAAACCACGCTGGCGATGGGCTTTGTGATCGATGCGGCCGTGCGCCAAAGCAAGTCCTCACTGGTCATCAGCCTGGAGATGAACAAGGGCCAACTGCTGGACCGGGCCGTGGCGTCCGAGGGGCGTATTCCGCTCACCATGGTGAAGAACGGCACGGCGTGCCAGAGCCACGGCACAGAACTCGCGGCAGCGGCCCGCGTGCTGCGTCGCGCCCCGCTGTACATCGCCGACCGCGCCGGCTCATCGATTGGGCGTATTCGCTCATTGGCTCGCCGCCACAAACTGCGGTATGGCCTCGACCTGCTGATGATCGACTACTTGCAGCTGCTGGAAGGCGAGGGCGGCAACCGCACCGAAGAGGTCAGCAGCATCAGTCGTGGTTGCAAGCTACTCGCCAAGGAGCTGGGTATTCCCGTCGTCCTGCTGAGCCAGCTCTCGCGCAAATGCGAAGAACGTCCCAACAAGCGGCCCATCCCCTCGGACTTGAGGGAATCAGGCGCCATCGAGCAGGACGCCGACGTGATCTTGTTCGTGTACCGCGACGAGGTCTATCACGAAAACACCGACGCCAAGGGCATTGCCGAAATCATCATCGGCAAGGGCCGTGATATCGAGATGGGCACGGTCCGCACGGCGTTCCTTGGGCAGTACAACCGCTTTGAAAACCTCGCGGCCGGGTGGAAACCAGAACCGGTTGAGCAACCGGAAAAAGTCACCAGCCTGGCCAGCCGTTACCGCCAAAAGGAATCTTTCTGATGGGCTCTACGCGACTTGCTGTTCCCGATCCGGCCACCTACCGCTTCGCGGTGTTCTGCTGCTCGTTCCGTATGGATCTTGGCGGCTACCCCGATCACGCCGTAGCACTGTTCGCTGAGTGCAATATGGCCAAGGCCTACGGTGCACGTATGTGGCCCGCCACGTTTCAGGTGGTAGACCTTTTAGAAGAACCAGTGGTGGCCAATGTCCAGTGAAGTGAAAACCCTGACAGTGAAGCTGTCGGATGCCGAAATCGAGCGCAACGCCAAGAAGCTGCACATCCGGGATTTGCGCGATGCCAGTCATCCGGCGCTGCACTTTCGTTTTGCAAAAAACCGCGCTCGCGGTTCTTGGTACCTGCTGAACAGGCGTGCCTGGCATCGCATTGGTGGATTCCCTGATCTGAGCACCAAGCAGGTGGTTGCAGCACTGCCGGCTGTCCGCCTGCGGGTTGCCGCCGATGAAGGATCGACCCTTTCCAAATGGGTTACGACCGGTGAGCTGATCGGGTGGTACGCCGAGCGCATGGCGCGGGATCGAAGCCTTTCCATTAAGCGCAAGAAGACCGGCGCATCGCTGATCAAGTGCCACCTAACGCCGCTCCTAGGTGGCGTACCACTGGCCTCAATTGACAAGGCCACCCTGGACGATCAGTTCATGTGGCCGGCGCAGGAAGCCATCGGCATTGACTACGTGCGCTCCGCGTTCCAATTGCTGGCTTTGGCCTTCCGTCAGGCGTTCAAGCTCGGTCTGATCACGGCCAACCCGATGAAGGACATCAAGTTCTGCGACTTTTCCAAGGCCAAGGTGGGTGTGAAGCCGTCACGGTTACGCGTCACGCAGTTGCAGGACCTGATTGCCCTGCTGCGTGCTGCCATGGCTAGTGCGCCGTCTGATGCCATGCTTGCGCTGATGATGTTGTGCCACGGTACCCGCATTGGTGAGACGCGGCAGTCCCAGTGGTCGCATATCAGCCTGGCCGAGCGAGAATGGTTCATCCCGGCCGTGAACACCAAGACTGGCGTCGAACACCATTTACCGCTGACCGACCAGGTACGGCAAATGCTAATCGATTATCGCGATATCCAGCGGGCTAACGGTTACGACGGTCAGTTCCTGTTCCCGTCCCGCAACGGTAAGGCGCTCAGTGAGGGGCAGGCGTGCGCTGTGTTCACGCGGCTGGGTCAGGGCGAGTGGACCAGTCATGACCTGCGCAAGGTCGCCCGTACAGGTTGGGCAGACATCGGCGTTGACCATCTGATCGGCGAGCTGCTGATCAATCACGCCATGGGTCATAACGTGAAGGTGTACATCCAATCTGACGTGATGAGTCGCAAGCGTGAAGCGCTGGATCGGTGGTGCGCGTATCTAGATGCGAAGGGCTTCAAGCAGATTCATGCGTTGACCGGCGTTAGATCCGGAGATTCTGGTAATGGGCTGAAAGCCACGGACTACAAGGCCTGCGAGGCCCTTCAAGAATCAACCATAGGCGAGGTTTAAAAATGATGAAAAAGCAGCGTGGACCCGCCTTTGTGCGTTGCCTGATCCCGCTCACCGACTGTCCGTCGTGTGCAGGGAAGGGGGTCATCCGAGGCGTGTTCCACCAGCTCGACTGCATTGGTTGCCATGCCTCGGGCCAGGTGCACGCGGTTACGCTAGAGCCATTGCCGGTAGAAGAGTTGGTGGTGCAGTTGGGGATACTGCTGCGCCGGGAGCGTCACTTCGCAACCCTGGTTCCGGCGGCGAACAGCACCGTTGAGCAGTACCAGCAGAACAATAGTCGCGGCGCCGGCCGCTCGTCTTTCAAGGGGGATTGATTCATGACGAGAACAAAAAGCTTCACCGAACGTAGCGCCGAGGATCTGCTGGAGCATTGGGGGCGATGGATTGTACTGGGGTCTGGAGTGTCATGCTGTGCATCCCGTGAGAACACAATCGCTGATCCGATGATCACTGATGACGATGCCTTGATGATGGATCGCTTGGTTGGCCGACTACGCAATCGGTACCCCGAAGCAGGCAACGTGATCATCACTTACTACAAATCACGCGACATTGACCTGATGACTGTTGGTAAGAGACTGGGGTTTGGTTACGGGAAAACGCAAGGCCTTTGGAAGGCAGGTATCGCATGGATTGATGGCGCGCTCGATCTTCGCCGAGAGGCCGCTTGATAGGTCGCCGAGTGTTGACTTGTGATCTGGTAGCAATTTGCCTTCCGCACGTTCAAAATGCGCGACCTACTGATCGCCACGGAGAGCGATATGAATACTGTGACAGCCCCAACTAAACGCAATGTCGGCTTCCTTCTCGGCCTTGGGATCTTGTTCATTCCCATCGTATTCGCCTGGTTTCTTTTGAGAAACGGACACTCTCTTCTTGCTCGGATCGTCGGATTTGGTTGGCTTGCTCTGTGCGTACTCGCTGTAGTTGGGGCGCCATCTACATCAACGGGCCGCACCAGTAATTCAGTAGCATCTCAAGCGTCTGTGTCTTCCCCTGCTCCTGCTGCAGCCGCGACTCCCGTCGAACCGCTCAAGGCTTACACTGCCTCCCAGGTAGCTGCAAGCTATGATGAGAACACCGTTGCTGCGGATATCTCGTTCAAAGGTAAAAAGGTTCAGGTGACTGGGAAAATCACCGATATCAATACTGACTTTATGGGAAATCCTTACCTGGTGTTAGCTGGCACTAATCAGTTCATGGGCCCCCATTTCAAATTTGATAAATCTGACATGTCCGTGATGGCCACTTTGAAGAAGGGTGCAATGGTAAAGGTGATCTGCACTGGAAAGGGTGACATCGCCAAAACGCCTATGTTTGAAGACTGCGAGATGTCGAAGTAATCGGTAAGTCAGCTATTTTTAATATGGCTTGACAGCATCGATTTGAATCTATACTTTTCACGTTACTTTGCGGTTTTTCCGCGAGCAAAGCCCAACCCTGTGTTGGGCTTTTTGCTTTCTAAAGTTCATAGAGCCTCGGCATTTGCCGGGGCTTTTTCGTTTTCGGCTCCCGTACCTGGCTCCTTGCTCCGAGCGGATGACAGTGTATTGGGCGCCGAACTTATACCTTCGCCGAGATCCCCGAGGCGCGCATGAGATCAAACCCTATGTCTGAGCCAGGCCCACTGACCGCCGCTGGCGGCATCGCGCTGTACAAGCTGGGCGCCTTTGGTTTTGTCGCCGTGTTGGCTTCTGTCGTTGTTATGTCAATGACGTTGCCCAGGACCATGCGCGAGTTTGTGGTGGCGATGATCAGCACCACCGTCTCCAGCATCTGCGGCGGCGCCTTCGTGGTGCGTTGGCAGGGGATCAGTGAATGGGTCAATGACGAGCTGGGAATGATCGCCATCGGCGGTGTGATTTTTGTCTGCGGTTTACCGGCCTGGGTGTTGGTGCGTGCATGGTTCAGATGGGCCGAAAAGCGCCGTGATCAAGACTTGGGTGAGCTTGCGCAAGGTCTGGCAGAGCTTCGCCGGGACTTGAAATTCCCTGCGTCTAAACGATCGGAACAGGAGCAGGGCCAATGACTACCGCACGCGGACTTCGCAATAACAACCCGGGCAACATCGACTACAACCCGGCCAATCCATGGCAGGGCCAGTTGCCCCACGATCCGGCCATCGAAAAGCGCTTTGCACGTTTCGACACACCGGAAAATGGCATTCGCGCCTTGGCGCGTACCTTGCTGACTTACTACCGCAAGCACGGCTTGAAGACGGTCGCAGCGATCATCGGGCGCTGGGCTCCTAGCCATGAAAACAACACGGCGGCGTATGTGCGCAGTGTCGAGCGTGTCCTGGTCAATCATGCCATTGCGGTGGCGGCGCTGAATGTCGAGCAACCGCTGGTACTGAGCTGTCTGGCCACGGCGATTATCCATCACGAAAACGGTGGTAATCCTTACGAGGCGAGCGTGGTGGCAGAGGGCATTCGCAGGGCCTTGGCGTGAGCCGGGCACTGCTGGTTGTTGGCGTCATTGTGCTGGTACTCGGGGCATGGCGTATCGAGCGCCTGACCTCGGCGCTTGACCTGGCAGAGTTAGCAGCCAGCCACGCGGGCAATCAGTTAGCAGGCGAACGGGACCGCATGGCCGAACAGGCAGCGGTGATCGCCGAGCAGCGTGCCCAGTTGAATGAAGGGCGAGCGGCTGACCAACTGTTTCGCACACTGTCGCAGACCATCGTTAAGGACGGTGACGTGACCCGTCACGCCCTGCAGGAGTTGAAGAAACATGACCAAGCCGTGGCTGAGTATCTGCGTGGCGCTGTGCCTGCTGTCTATGGGGTGCAGTTCGAGCGTCCCGAAACCACTGATCCCGCCCAGTACACCTCACGCGCAGCCATGCCCGCTGGTGGCCTGTCGCTTGCCGGCACGTCCGCCCGTGCTGGTCAATGAGCAGTGGCAGGACGCGCTGTTAGGGGCTGAGGACGCACTGAAACTCTGTGCTGCGCAGGTGCTTGCGTGCATGCAACAGCAAGGCTCGGCAGGGGCTCTCATGCGTGCTGAGCAGGGCATGGGTCCCTCTGGCGGGTAAATTCCCCTCTACGGTCGTCAGGCCCGCACGGCTCGCGAATTTTTCGGTTTCTGAAAAGCCGCGCCCTTTGTCCACCTTTATTGATCGCTTTTTGAACAATTTACGGCCTCAACCCCTTGAGTTTGCTGGGTCAGTGTGCGCCGAGTGAGAAGGGCAAGGTGGACACGTAGGGTCAAAAATGCGTGGACATTCCCCTTTGCCCTGGTCGACCTATGCCGCTGATCCTGAACAAAGCCGAGTACGCCGAGGCGCGGGGCGTGTCGCCGCGCACGGTCACTCGTTGGCTGGCCGATGGCATGCCCGCCGAGGGCAGTGGCAAGAAGGGCGACGCCCTGCGCATCGACATGGCCAAGGCCACGGCCTGGGAGATTGAGTGCGAGGTGGCTCGGCAGATCGGCGACGGCCGTGCGGTCGACGGGGAGGTCACCACCAAGGACGAAGAGGAGCTGCGCAAGCTGCGCGCCGAACGTCGAATGCGCGAAGCCGATGCCGAGTTGCGCGCCCTGGAGCTGAGCGAAAAGAAAAAGACCTTGATCGACATCGACCTGGTCGAGCAGACCCTGGCCAACGCGTTCACGCAAATGGCGATGATCCTGCGCCCGGTGGGACGCAAGGTTATTCCCAAGGTATTTACCGCGCGCAACGAAGCGGCGGGCTTGCAGATTTTCGACGATGAATTGACTCGCGCCATGTCGGTCGCGGCCGACATGCTGGAGGCGTTAGACATCCATGCCGCACCGTCTGAGGAAGATTCTTAAGCGGGCCGCCAAGGTGTTTCGTCCGGCGCCGTTGCGTGCGGCCTGGCTGTGGGCTGATAAAAAGCGCGTGCTGCCGCCGGGCAGTCCGGAGCCGGGGCCGTGGAACAGCGGCCGCGCGCCGTGGGTCAAGGGCGTCACGGAAGCGATCCGCGATCCGCTGTTCAAGATGGTAACGGGGGTCATGGGCGCGCAAATGTCCAAGACCGACGGCGTGCTGTTGAACGCGGTCGGCTGGCGGATGGACGACGATCCTGGCCCGGTGCTGTACATCGGCCCGACGCGCAAGAACGTCGAGTCAGTCAGCAAGGATCGCTTTTCCAAGTTGCTCAAGTCGGTACCGTCGCTGCTGGAGGCGTTGGCCAAGGGCAAACAAGACACGATCAACGAAAAGTTTATCAACGGGCAGCGCATCGGTTTTGGCTGGGCCGGCTCGGCGACCGAACTGGCCTCGCACCCCTCGCGCGACGTGTTCGTCGATGAGCGCGACCGCATGGGCAACAACGTCGGCGGTGAAGGCGATCCGATCAGCTTGGCCGAGGCACGCATCTCCAACTTTATCGACGGCAACGTCACGGTCGTGTCGACACCGACCGTGGGCAGTGTGGACACCGAAACCGACGACGACGGCCTGACGCGCTGGCGTCCCTCCGACGATGTTCATTCACCGGTGTGGAAGCTGTGGCAGGAAGGCACTCGTCACGAATGGGCCTGGCCGTGCCCAGGCGCGAAGTGCGGGCGCTACTTCATCCCGCGCTTTGACACTCTGTACATACCCGACGGGGCCACGCCCAAGCAGGCGCTGGACGACGCCCGACTGTTCTGCCCGCACTGCGCGGACATGATCGCCGAAGAATCGAAAGAATGGATGAACGACCGGGGCGTGTTCGTCGCCCCGTGCCAGCGTCTGGTCGGTTACGACGAGGCCGGCGTACAGATTGAGCAGGGCGGCGTTACTGTAACGGTGGCGTTCGGCACTTACCTGGCGCCGCTGGAGGCGGATACGTCGGCGTCCTTTTGGGTGTCGGGCTTGTGTTCGCCGTGGCAGACCTTTGGCCAACGGGCGCGCAAGTTCGTGGTGGCCATGCAGTCGGGCGAGCCCGGGCGCATGCAGGCGGCGATCAATACCGCGTTCGGCGAGCTGTACATGGTCAAGGGCGAGGCCCCGGCCTGGCAGTCGGTCGCCGCGTTGCGTCGGCCTTATGCCTTTGGCGAGGTGCCGCGTGGGGTGCAACTGATCGTTGTCGGGGTCGACGTGCAAGGCGATCGCCTGGTGTATGTCGTGCGTGGCTTTGGCTACAACTTTTCGTCCTGGCTGATCGAGCACGGCGAGCTCTGGGGCGACACCGAGCAGGAACAAGTGTGGCAGGACCTGAGTGCGCTGCTGGAAACCACTTACGACGGTCGGCCGATTGCGCGGATGTTGATCGACTCGGGTTACAAGCCCGGTGGCAAGGCTGCGCCGGTACACATGGTTTATCAGTTCTGTCGGCGTTACTACGGACGGGCGATCCCGACCAAGGGCCGACAGCAGCAGGACAAGCCGTACAAGTTTTCCGACGTGGACCAGAAGGGCCACGAACGCCAGCCGCTGAAGCTGATGCACGTGCACACCGACCATTTCAAAAGCTGGGTGCATGCCCGCATTGTCTGGCCGGTCGAGCATGCTGGTGCCTGGTACATCGCCCAGGACGCCAGCGACGACTACTGCCAGCAAGTGGTCGCCGAGGCGCGTCTCGTGACCCAGGCCGGGCGGGTGTTCTGGCACAAGCTGCGCACCGACAACCATTACTTTGACGCCGAGGTGCTGGCCGCTGCGGCGGCACATCTGGAGCAGGTCCACCGTCTGCCGCGCATGGGGGATGAAATGCTCGACGAGCCAGGCGATAGCACTACCGAAACTACCGAAACAACCGAGCAGCCGGAACAGCCCGAAGGCGCACCGGCCAAACAAAAAACCAAGCCCCCTCCGGAGCCGGCACCGTCGGTTCGCCCGCGCAAAAAGCGCCGGCGGGGCGCAGTCAGTGAGTGCCAGCTATGAGCAGCAACCGACGGGCCGTACAAGCGGAAATCGCCGCCATCGATGCGGCCATTTTGGCTGTGCTGGAGGGTGGGCAAAACGTCGAGGTCACCACGGCCGCCGGCAGTCGCAAGGTGCAAATGGCCGATCTGAAAACCCTGTACGCCCAGCGTGATCGCCTGCGCCGCAGTTTGCGCGGTGGCCCGGTGGCACGCCAAGGAATCCCGATATGAGCCGCAACCTTGTCGACCGCGTGGTCGGCTTCTTTTCTGCCTCGGCGGGGCTGGAGCGCACGCAGGATCGAATGCGCATCGACGCGCTCGATTCGTTTACCGGCGCCTCGAAAAGCCGCCCGGCGATGAAGTCCTGGTTCACCTCGAAAAAGGACGCCGACGGTGATGTGAACCCGGAGCTGGTCGAACTGCGCGCGCGTTCGCGTGACCTGGAGCGCAATAATCCGATTGCCCACGGCGCGATGAAAACCAAGACGGTGTACGTGATCGGTACCGGCCTGCGTCCGGAGC